CCAGTAATAGTAGCCGCTTCACGAACTGTAATTGACCGATGTTCCCATGGATGAATTGGAAAGTTACTATGTCCTGGAACTAAAGTCGGTGCAGGTTTATGTCTATCAAGACGCTGAGTATTGCCTCGCGAATAGAAAGCACTAATTTTTAATTCATCAGGTAATTCATCAACTACATCTGCAATATTTTGACCTTCAGGAATCAACTTGAACCGATCAACTGTCTTTTTATTATGTTTCATTGGCTTGTTATCTTCATCAACTTCAGCCCTATTTATTCCATTATAATCAATCAGATTGAGTGCATCGTTCAGAGTATTGGAAGTATTCAATTCAGGAGGAAACTCGTATACGGTTTCAATATCATTCCTTACAGCCACCATGATAATACGCTTGCGATTGGTGTACCCACCATACTTATCAGTTTGAAGAATCTTTTCATAAAATGTATAGCCTAAACGCTCATATTCAGACTTAATATCGTCCATAACTGAATACTTATGTTTTTCAATGTTCTTCAGAAGTTCATCCATCTTCTTCTTGTTCTTGTTAATTTCCACATTCAAATCAGCGTACGATTCATTTGATTTACGTTTACTTGATTTCTCGCCGTTCAGATTCTTATTCAAATCACTTAACTGCGTATATTCCCTGAAGGTGTTTACGGTCTCATCACATTCTCGATAAAGAATCATGTTCTTGATTGCTGTGACATTTTCAATAACACTAACTTTGGGTTTCAGGATAGAAACTAGCCGAAGCTGGTGTTTGTAAAGGTAATTTCTTACATCAAAAGGATTACGTACACCGGCCATTGAAAATCCCTTGCACACAATTCCTCCAAATAAAACATCAGGATGGAGTCCTTTTAGTTGATGTTCCGTGACTTCTTCGATAGGACAAGTGAGACACTGATCTTCACGAACTACCTTATTTTGAATAAGTGTCTTAATAGTATCTGGATCAATATCGTTCACTAATACCGATTCAAATCCTGCATTCTTAAATCCAAGATGAGCTCCACCAGCTCCCACAAATGTTTCAAGTATGGTTAGAGGCATTTAGTATGTGTATTACTCTAAAAGTAAATTCGGTTTCTAAACACTGCGAATAAATTCCCACTTCAAATAATCGCAAATCTTTGCCCAAATTTGGTCGTGTGCAATCAACCGATCGCGTGATTTTAAAAGAGGAAAATATACCTTGTACTCATCAAGTTCCAAAAGTTCGAAGAATTTGTACAGAATGTAAGAATACGATAAGAAATTAGTTCGATCATCTGGACAGTAAATTAAGAACGGCGCCTGGATTTCCTGAAACATTGTCCTTATTTTTTCTTCAATTTCAGGAGTAATTGTAGGGGGAGGGTTACCATTAAGTCTAGAAATAATATGAGTAGCATGCTCATAATACTTTGATCTATTCAGCTTCTTTAAAATTTCGCGCATATCTTTTTCCGTGAGTTCTGCCACATTTTGGATACGACGTTTCTTGATTTCCAGAACAACTTCGTTCATAACTTCATTGGGAATAATTGTGGACTCTTTTGCCTGAAACTGGTTCAGAATCTCATTTAAATGATTAATCTTTTTATAAGCGTAATTATTACGTTCCTTTGGTGGATCTCTGAAACTTGGGAAGTCGGATACTACAAGCATATACTCTTCAGATCCACAATTTGGGCATACTAGAATACCTTCTTCAGAAACTTCTTCACGTGCAATATTGCACTTATCACAGTGCTCAGTAATAGCCTGTTTAACATCAATTGCTTCTCCGGTATTCAGTTTCATTCGTGTAACGTATTCATTGTATAACTTCTTCTTTGAAGGAGCAGTTATTTCCGCCGACTGAGATAAATACTTTACAAAAGTATTAGCATCTGAAGGTAAACACGTAACGCTTTGCGCTTTATCTCCTGTTCCATAATACTTCAAAATAATATCGGCATTTTTTAGATAATAATCTTCTAATGGATTTTCGCAACTTAATCGCTCTGTAAGATTTTTTAATTCTTCACGAATTTTTGATGCTTCTAAAATATCATTCAAATTTGTAGATGATTCAATAGTTGTTAGTTTCGTACCAAGTTCTTCAAGATGCTTCTCACTATCCTCAATATTTGATGTTTCTTCCTTAATGGTGGAAACAACAGACTGGTGGATAGAATCTAGTGTTCCCATAACCTCAGTCTTCTTGGATCGAATATCCCTGGACTTCTTTATTCGGAATATATTGTCCATTTATAGACTTCAAATTTACTGCCTTAAAATACTACTTGTACATAAGAATAGCTACTAACGCTACCCCTGCGACAATGGTCGGAATAAACGCACCTAATCCCATATTTTCAAATGATTCTGTAGACGCCAAGCATTGTGAAAGATCAACCTGGGTACACTCGTTTGGATCAAAATCTGGTGATAATGACGTTGTTAGTAATCGAGCTGGGGCGCCATCGGTTACTGTACACTTGTAACACTCACACGCAGGAACTGCATCTGCAAGTAAGGAATTTACCAAATAAAGAGGATTCAAACTTTCAATATCTCCAATCACTCCTGGAATCAGACCCTGTATTCCAGTTCCAAGTTCTGACATACTTGCAGGTAATAAATCCCCTACACTTGGCTTGTTGTTTACATAATTGTATCGTGACTGTGTAGAACCATCAGGAGCAGTACATGTGCCGCCAGTATTCACAAAATACTGATTACCCAAAGGAGGATCTCCATCAATAAGTGTTGAAACGTAGGTTCCAATCGCAGATACGTTCGTTCCCATCTGACTGAATGTTCCATTTGACCCTACACCCAAAGATGATGGTCCAGGTATGTTATCAGCATAACTGTATGATGGTCCAAGTAATTCAGTTTCAATATCTCCACCACTTTTAGCTTTTGCAAATAGTGGATTTCCACCTGTATCTCCCATTACATTATTATCTCATTTTTTGTTATGTACTCAATAACTTGCTCCTTATAAGACGGATTAGTGAGTGCACATGGTCTCTGTTTTAGTATAATATCGGATGCCATTTTGAATGAAAAATTAAACCGTTTACATACGAAAAGAAGAGCTAAAAATCCTGATCGATTAATTCCACACTGGCAATGAATGTATATATTTTTTGAGTTAGGATCACGTAAGAAACTATTTAATATTTCTTCAAATTTAGGGTACCATTTAAGAATGTCTTCGTCTAGGCTATCAAGTGCTTCTAAGCACACATAATTATCAGCATACTTTTCGCGAAACCATTTTGGGCTATCTTTGTCAAAAGCGCAATTAATAACGTGTGTAATATTGTGGTATTTTACAAACCCTGGAGATAAGTACATTCCTGGTCCAAACATGATATTAGTATAAACTTTTGCAGGCGGATCATTCTGCCATCCTTTTGACATACGGCGAAAGGAGAACCACTCCATTAGTATTTGAAAACGAATCTGTTTTAATGAATGCAAGTTATATTAAAGTCTCAATCAAATGGATTACTCTTCGGTGTTTCAGAATACGCATTTGCATTATGCGACTATCGAGAAGCACGGTAAGGAGATTGCGAGTTCGCGCAATAGGGTTGGTTCGCGTTCGCGTGGATGCGGATGGTCAAACAGCACTATACATGCAGAACGCGCAGCTGTGAAAAGTCTAGGTGACACTTCACAACTTCGTGGGTGTGTTTTAACAGTTGTTCGAATTAACAAGCAGGGCAAGATTCTGAACTCAGAACCTTGCTACGATTGTATTAAGTTTCTTGAAAAGTGTATTAAGAAGTATGGGTTGCTGAAGGTTCTGTACTCTTCAAATGAGGGAACTACCCAGTGTACCCACGACATAACCGACAGCCACAGCCACCCCTGCAAGAATCGCCGCGCCCAGGTATGATGGTACACCTCCGGCAGTATAAGTATTAGGAATGTACTGCAGAATCAGAGACCGAGGCGTAGATAGGGAAATAACCATAGCGGCTAAGAAAAATCCAAAATAAGTCATCAGATTTTTCACTGCATACCGTACCGTGCTGAACGTATGCGCCTGACTATAAAGCTGAGCCGCTGGCTTATTCTGATTCTGTCCAGTTGACATTCCGTTCGTTACAAAAGGATCAGTTCCACCGGTAACAATTGGTGAGAAAGTAGTTGACTGGGGAAGGCTGGGATTTTGCACTGGCCCTGATCCCATAAGTTCACTTAAATCAGTAGCTCCTTCCATCTTCTTTATTTAAAAGAAGGTAAATCACATCGCGCATCTTCCGCGTGGTAGGTATAACACTTCTTATTGAACGGAACAGTTTTACCCTCAATATCCGCTACTGGAACCGATAGCGTAGTCTTGGTAGGAATTGGGCGATGAAATAGCATTATGGTGACACCAAACCCAATTAAGAACGATAGGAATGGAATAGCTTTTTCGTTACGGAAAATACCTAAGATGCGGTCTACAAACATCTCTATTGTGATGAAGCTATAAAATTAAGCGATTTGGAATCGCTTGAGCACGGAACCTCCTTGCTCTTGAATTTTACGCACCCAGTCTTGGTAAAGAACACATCAGACTTATTGGGTGTAGGCACATCCTGAGTTTCTCGAACTGGAGGGATAAACACGGAGACCATGAGAAGTCCAGTAATTACACCGACAAAACCCCAGAGTAGGGATATCATTATTCTTATCCGAGTTTATTGTATTAAAAAATTGTATGTTGATGTGTCTGCTACTGTATTGACGATCGTAAATCCTGTACCTGGCGTAAGTGAGCTGACGAATGCTGGAAGTGTATTTACAGCTGTAGAATTACGGTTCAGGACAATAATACTATTTGAAGAAACTAGAGAATTAGATACGGTAACAGGTGTAGTTCCGTTCGCGGTCACCGTTCCTCTGAGATAGTTATTGAACGTAATTAATCCAGATGAATTTATGTTCAGGACATTAGCCAAAGCGTATCCGGTAGGCCCTGTAATTCCGCCAACACCTATGCCAGTGCTTCCACCAGTTGGTCCTGTTGGTCCAAGTATGAAGGAATTGTCAAAGTACGCCGATACCGGAATGATATTTCC